AAAGTGCTTCAGGCACACTTGACGAGCTCCAGGCGGCTATTCGGAAGTTGGAAGAAAAAATTAATTGGAATACATATCTATTAGGTATGTTGACGACTGATTCGTTGGAACAACCAAATGATCTTAATTTGTCACCAAAACAAATTTGTGAATATATGGATTGGGATTTGAATATACATGAGGGGGAGCAGAATAATGAGTAAGTTAATAAATATAAGAGCTTATGAATATAAAGAGTTAGATGATGAAGCAAAAGCTAGATTTATACACGAAATGTATGATATGCCTTTTGATTATGATGATGATGATGAAAACGGCAACACAATAAGAAAATATGAGTATTTTGCTGACTGGGATTTAGAAGCACAGATAGAATTTTGTGAATTAAATAATTATCTTTTCAATAGGTATGGCGAATTGATTGGACACTTAGAAGAGGTGGAGAATAAAGAGAGTGAAGATGAATAAATCATATAGTTATGCAGAGCTACTTGATATGCCGTTATGTTGTATGTGTTGCGGTAGTAGAAATGTAGATACTACTACCGCCACTTGTTTGTCATGCGGCTCGACTGGCTTATGGCATGATGAAAGAACCGATAAAGAATATGAGGAGAGTAAATGATGAAAACTTATAAAATTACAAGAATAGAAACTATTTGTATTGAAGTAAATGCAAAAGATAATGCAGAAATGAGAGACTTATATACGGATGGTACTGTTGATGACCATTGTTCTAATGCTCTATGGAGTGATCCAGACTTAGACTTAGACTATAGAGAATATGTTTATGAGGTTGATGGGAATATAGTGGATATATGGAACAATAAGGATAGTGAATAATGAAAAAATATAAAGTATATACAAAATGGATTGGCTATTCTGAAATAGAAGTTAAAGCTAAATCAGAAGAAAAAGCTAGAGAAATAGTTGAAACAGGAAATTATGACCCTGACAACGAAATCCATACAGGTAATGGACTTGAATATGGTTATGAGGGCGAAGAAATTACAGAGATAGAGGAGAGTGAAGAATGAGTAAACAAAAAGAATACAGAGTATCTTTTATGCCGTTTGAAACTTTGCAATACGATTATGTTGTAGAAGCAAAGGACGAAGATGAAGCAGGGGATCTAGCTTATGAAGAATTGATAATGGCTATTGGTCGAGACGCTTCAAAAGATTGGGAATGTAGTAATGTTGAAGAGATAAATAATAAGGAGAGTGTGTAATGTCACAATGCGGCGTGTGCGATATACATAATGAAATTTATTTAGCTGATGAAAACGAATATTATGAGAAAAAATATGATACTAGTACAGCAATATGGAACGCTGACGAAGTATATGAAGATTACAACTTAGAGATAGAAGAAAATGGGATATGTGAAGTCTGTATCTACAATAAATATGGGGTGGGGTGGTGATAAGTATTGATAGCAAAGAATGGGAAGAAATAATTTGCTGTATAGGAAATGAAGCAGATCAGTTTATTAAAGATTATGAAGCCGCTCCTGAAGATTTTGTTTGGAATTGGTATGTAGCAGAAGAAGTTGCTAAAAAAATTTTAAAAGAAAAACTAATTGTTGATGAAGATTGTGTTGCAGAAATTAATAGAATGAGAGAGACAGGTCTTGATGATAAAGGTTGGGATTGGTCAAGTTTTGAAAAATATATTAAGGAGATGTCTGATGATTGAAATAATAAAACTAGATATTGATAAAAATGATAAAAACAATTTTGATTTAGTTTTGAAAATAAATGACATACAAATCGCTATTGGTAATTATGATGATGGTTGCACAATTCATCATAAAGATAATCACGATATGGTATATGTTCAAGTAGAAAGAGAGCCAAATGACGAGATTGAACATGACATAAGAATTGCTACAAGGAGATAAATTATGAAAATTAATTACGATATAGTGAATTACAAAAAGTTTAATTGGTATGACACACAAGCATATAAATTTAACCAGGATGATAACAATGGTTATATTTATGGCTATGTAGAGTGGTATGGAAATCAAGATTTAGATGACGCTTTAGAAGTTTACGCTGGGGCAGATGTACAATGGTCTTGGTTTAAAACAGCAGCAGAGAGAAACAGAAAATTAAAGGAGATAAGTAATGACTAAAGATTTAGATATATGCGTGTGGGATATACAATTCTGCAAGAAAGACGAAGATGGTAATGAACTTTTGAATGATGATGGAACTGTGAAACTCTTTCAACTTAAAAGAGAACATGATGTTTCATTTATTGCAGAGGGTACAGATCATGAAGATTTAGAGGAGATAAATAATGACTAAAGCCGACCTAATACAATACTTTGGCAACAGAGGTATATATTTAGATAAGAAAGACTTTAAAGAGTTTGGTGTTGTAGGCAACTACATCTTCATACATTTAATCAATGGCGACTACGAAAACAGAGGTTGGGTTGAGATGTATGAAAAAGGCTACTCTACCTTAGAGTGTGACAGAGAGTTTGATTATAAGCCGTTCAAGTTTACTAAAACTTATATGCGTAAGTGTGTAACAGGAGAAATATTATGACTAAGGAAGAACTAAATAAACTCAATAAAATTATAAATGATGTAGCTGAACATCAAGATTACTATGAATTCATAAATTCAAAATGGATTGAGGATTGTATTGCTAACAAAGATTGGATAGCACTTAATCCTACTATGAATACTTTGTGTGCTTTGCAAAACACTCGAGAACAATTAGAACAATTATCTACAGGAGAAATATTATGACGTTCAGTTACAGAAACAAAGATCATAATTTGGCTTTTAAAAAACGTATCAGAAACTATGTTGTGTTCTTATTATTAGGATTTTTATTAGGAGTGCTGCTATGAATAAATTATTAGATTTAAAAACCCCAGAAACCGACTACGATTGTTGTGTTTATGCAGGGGTCTTTGCTCAGTACATTATGAACAATGAACAAGCTAGAACCTGGTTTCAAGCTCAGTATGAAGTTTTATGTGCTAGTTTAGATGAAGTGTCTCAAGCTAGAGCTAAGAAAGAGATTCAAAAAACTATTAACGACTTATATGAGGTGTTGTAATGGCTTGGGGTGAAATATCCAATTATAAAATAGATCGTAATCTAACGCTGAAAGAAAACTTTCAGAATTTTGTAACCGAACTAAACCGAGAACGTTTTAACTGTCGAACCGATATGTTCAATATTGATTCTTATCAACCTTGTAATGAACTTGAAGCATTTCAGTTGTTCTGCAAGTTTTGTGGTCGTCAGAAATGATCTTAGATATCTTATTGATTATTTTGATTGTTTGTCTAGTTTCTTTGGGGGAACGTCCTGATGATTAATATCAGCCTCTATCAATTCAGTAGTCATAAGTTGTTTTAACCGACTTTCGACTTCTTCCCGAGACATTTGGTCAATCTTGCCGAACCGCACTTCTTTCTTCTCGACTACTAAACCCCCGACTTTCAACAAAGAGTTTTGTGCGGAAATAGCCGCATTAAATGAACCCGACTCTAAAGCTTTGTCTCTGATATCGTATAAGTCCTGAACAGCCCGATCGTGATTTAGCTCATATTTTTTTTTAATCTCCGACATCAAATAGTTAAACTCTTGCTTAACTTTAGGATTACGCATTAGTTGGTAAGCTGCTTGACGTGGATCTTTGTACCCAGCAATCCGAGCCGACTCTGCTAAAGAATACCTGGGATTATTAACCGCTGTCCAACAAAAGACTTTTTGCCGACGATTCAGATCGCTGTTATCGAAAAACTCAATAGGTGGTTGCTCTTCCGTTGAAATGATGGGTTCATGTACTTGTTCTTTCATGATCTAATTACTTTATCCGTCCAATTATGTGCGACATCTTCGGCCCATGCTTCGCTATGATTATAAGCTTCAACTGTTCTGACGTATTTATCGCCCTCTGTCAAATCAATCTCGTAGCCTTTCGCTGTTTTGTAGATAAAAGCTGCTCTTTTATTGTCTCTGACAGTCTGTATCAATTCTTTCATCCTTGCCCCCTATAACGTTTGAAACTTGCTTTACGGGCCTTAGGCATACTGCTAGTGCCAATATTGCGACGACCTATTGAAGTTTTCTTACCTCTGACTCCGCAAACTGGGTCATGACCTTTAGCAGTACTCCATTTAGTTGCCATTATGCGAATTATAGAGTTACAGATTGTAGAAGTAAAGTATAGATTGAAAAGCGTGGTTGAGAATGTACTTACCCCTACTCATCCCCAAGAGTATAGAGTTCGATTTTCTACTATCACTTATCAGATGTCAAGTATTAAGTTTAATTTAATAAGTATAAGTCTTAGGCCCTAGTGACAAAAATGAAAAAAATAAAAAAATAGTCTAGCCCTTTGTTAATCAGTGTTTCCCATGTCATGACTTACATGACAATAATAGGACAAAAATAGTTATGCTTTAATACTCTTACATAAATTTACCATTTATTTGGGACTTTGCGCCTTTATTTATTTTAAACTTACCGCCTTTTTTTGTTGCAGTTTTTCTTCTTAAATGTAAAAGATATAACTGTAAATCCATACGATCTGTAATAATTACAGGCAACAGACCAACAGGTGTAGTTTCATCAAACCCATATTTGTTCATCATTTTTTGCATTAGTACGTCTGTTTTAAGTGTTTTCATAATTTAATTATAGCAGAGCATTTTGTCGCTAAGGTTGCTCTGAAACCGTAAGTCCGCCGACTTCTCTTAAACAGGAGAGTTCGTGTAAAGAGGCGACCAAAAAGGTGAGGCGAAGGAGTTGTACAAGGAGATCAATACATACACACCAACTCTAAGCATTCGCCTCATTCTCACCATGCCGCATAAGATTATTACTTGTTATTTCTAAATGATGATCGTAAGTTTCACAATCCCATTTAGCCTCAGTAGCATCTATTTTAAGACCAGTTGTTTTGTAAACTAAGTTTTGATAATTATGATGTAATTCTTCCCAGGTATCAAAACCCTGATCATAAGCATCAATAAAACATTTAGTTTTTTTATGATCGCACAACAGTTTATGTTCTTCGTCCATATACCATCTATTTGACTTGCTCATTTCTTCCTCTTTTATCTTTTACTAAAGTGCTGAGGATCTCAGCCGTATACTTCTGTTGTTCTTTTGGTAAAGCACTAAGGTCCTTAATGCAATCAACCAAAAGCGATGTCGTTTGTGCTAAATCAGCAGTGATATGTTCTAAGTGTTCCATATCTTCTGTAGCAATAGTTTTCAATTTATTAATTTCCATACTTGTATTTTCAGGTTTATTGTTTAAAATGTCAACTACTAGAAGTAAATTAATATTATAGGAAAAAAAATTATGAATAACTTACCAGAGAATCTACAAAAACACGATCACCATATGATTGGTGACGCTATCTACTTTCCAAGTATAAGCAACCATGAGTATCACAATACAGATGGTGTTTCATCTTCTATGATTAGAAAGTTCAGAATATCAGAGCTACATGCTGTCAAAGAAGAGTTACAAGAAACTCCTGCTTTACGTTTTGGTTCCGCCGCACATGCTTTGATAGTTGAGGGAGAAACAGTTTTTAACAATGAGGTAGCAGTTATAACTGGCAGCATGTATACCGCTTCAGCTAAACAAATGATAGCCGAATGTGCCGAGAGAGGTGTAACTTGTATACCGAACAAAGACTACGAAACTATTAAAAATATGTCTGAACATTTGCTACCGGTAGCAGAAAAATATCTTAACCCTACTGAAGCAGAATATCCTGCTGAACACTTTAACAGCCCGTATGAACGAGCGTTGTATTGGTGGGAAGATGAAGTTTTATGTAAACTGAAAGCCGATGTCGTTCGACATCCAATAACTAATGCTTATGATCCGAAATCAATCGTGATAGTGGATTATAAAACAACAAAAAGTTGTGATCCTGCTAAGTTTATGACTTCAGTAAAACAATATGGTTATGAGTATCAGGCAGCTTGGTATAAAAGAGGTTTTGAGAAAGCTGGGTTCAAAGTACAAAACTTTGTTTTTGTGGCCCAAGAAAAAGTTTCACCTTATGCATCTAAAGTTTTTGTCATAGAAGCAGAAGATTTAGACAAATACTGGATAGAATTGGAATATATGTTGCAACAATACAAAAATTATAAAACAGGACTAACAACAGAATTAAAAGCTTATAACTGTCCTGATGTTTGGGAGTTAGAATTATGAATCAAGAAGACTATACTTATGAAGAAAAATGCAACTTTGGCGAAAATCTTGGAGAAGATTTAGTTAATCACCCAGATCATTACACACAAGGCTCTATAGAATACATAGACGCTGCACGTGCTATGTTAGGATCTGAAGGTTTTATCAGTCTTTGCCAGGGAACAGCAGCAAAATATATTTGGCGACATAAGCATAAAAATAAACCATTAGAAGATTTAGAAAAAGCTAGAGTTTATCTTGACTGGATGATTGAAGAATACAAAAAAAGGTGAAAAAAGATGAATAATTACGACGCAATAGCAATTACACTCGGTTTTAAAAAGGTTGATACACATGAGGAAGACGCAGAAGCATGGCAGACTTTAATTGATACTGGTTTGGTTTGGAAGTTAAGTTCTAAATATATTAAAACAGCTAAAAGGCTTATTGAGATTGAAGCAAAAATAAAAAATGATGAATAAATTTTTAGTAATGCTTAAAAAAAGCCGGCATGTAGCCGGCTCTCTGTAGTACAAACGTTACTAACCTAAACTAGGTTTAGCTCCAACGGCAGAGCCAGAACCAAGGTTTTGGCTAGTGTTAGAATTAGCACTATCAGAATCGGTTAAGGGTAAATAACCTTTAATTTTAGTAAAAATCTTACCGTCCCTGTTATCGTGATCGATAACAAGTCTCAACTTCTTACCAACAAAAGCTTCTTTCTTATCTGGTAAACCATCAAAGCCTACAGCTTTCACTAATTGTGTAAAAATCTCGTTTGAGATTCTTTTGGCATCAGCATTCGAATGCCAAAGATTGTAGTATTCTTTGTGATCAAAGTTACTTTTGTCCCCTAGTTCAAACAATACAGTCATAGCTTTGTCACCTGACTGTGTTTGCACTTCTTCTATTTTTATTACACAAGATTCATAGACTCCAGGTTTAACAACCGTCTTATCAGAACCCAGTTTAATATCTTTAAAAAAATCTACACCATCAAAATCACTCATTTTATACTCCTTTTTTGTAATTTTTCAAGAATCATTATTCTTGTTTTTATATCGAAATTTCTGAATCTTAATTTTGCCATCTCTGAAAAAGCTGCTGTAAGATTTCTATAAACGACTTCTACATCTTTACGATTTTGTAAATCTACATCTTCGCAAAAAGTGGCACAAATGTATTCTTTCAGATCTTCGATTTTTTTGTGGTTGGTACAAAGCATGTCAGAATATTCATATGATGCTTCAGAAAAATCTATATCTTTGAAATGACTTTTTTCGATCCCATCATAACTTTTTAAAGCAGCATACTTTTCTTCCCAACATTGTTCGTCCCAGTCACTGTTTTGTAAATCAGTAGTGAAATCTGACAAATCAAGCTTCCTCATTTATTAGCTCCTCTACTGGTTCTGGTGTTGCTGTACCAGCAACAACCTTATTAAAACCTAATTTAGCGATTACACTAGATAAGTTTGGTTCTTCTAATGCCTCTAGTTTGCCTGATCTGTCTTTACAAACAAAACCTTCAGCAAGAGTAGTTTGTAACCATCTTGTGTGTACAGCTTTACCTTCACTATCAGTTTGTTCCATAACACGCAAACACAAAACCTCGTCAAAGAAATAAGGTATTGACTGTCCTAGTTTTGTACCAATCATTTTTGGTTGAAAAAACCAAACACCATCATTATTTTCTTTGGACATTTTACAAACAAATATTACATGCATAGGTAAATCTCTAAACATACGCATAACATTAGTACATGTAATCTGTACGTTACCATAAGCTTTACGAGCATCCTTATTAATACTTAGTTCGTGGTCCAAAAGAATCTCTGACATCTCAGAAATAGAATCTAAACAAACGGTATCATAGTCATGCTCACCAGCTCTTAACTCACCATATATTTGGTTTAACTCTTCGTAGGTTTTTATTTCTATTGCATCAACGTTCTCTTTATCACGTATAGATAGAAGTCCTGCTTCCATACTTATAACAAGCACTTTACCAGGAGCCGTTGAGCATGTGTAAGTTTTACCTGCACCAGACTCGCCATAAATTAAGATTTTAGCACCTTGCTTATTAACAAGCTGATCAGGTTTTACTACATTTTTTAAAATACTCATATTAATATTCCTCAATAAGTTGACATAAATTGTAGCATAATGTTACTTTATGTAAACACAAATTAAGGAAATTATTATGGAAAATAATTTAGAGTGGTATGCAAATTACTGCCACAGATTACAACGCATAAACTTCCAACGGCTTAAAGAATTGAAAAACAAAGGGATAGAACCACTTTATCCTGATAAAAAAGTTAAACAGTACAAACTTAATGAATACATAAAACATTTAGGTATGGCTACATCTGTTGAAACTTTTGAAGTATCGCTCGCTACTATTAAGGCTTGGCGTTGGGGTTATAGAAAACCTAGCGTAAAACAAGCAAAAAGAATTATACAAAAAACCAACGGCAAACTTGATTACGAATCAATCTATGGTTGCCCGAATGATCTAAGTTAGTGTTCTCAATAAACTTTAGTGGCGAAGAATCTGTCTACGATTTAGCTATGTCCTATTATGATGAGGGTTTAGACGTAGTGCCTTTGCTAAGAAAAACAAAAAAACCGCCAAGTTTTTTCAAAGGTTGGGCTCACTTCAAAACTGACAGACCTAAAAGATCAGAGGTAGAAAAATGGTTTAAAGATCGGGACGACATGACAGTAGCATTAGTGTGTGGACAATTTATGGTAGTAGATGCTGATACACCAGAAGCTATGTCTTGGGTAGATAAAAATTTACCACCATCACCTTATAGAGTCCGTACGGGTAAGGGCATGCATTATTACTATAACAATCCACAAAACTACACAACTTTTGCTACAAAAAGAACCAACGAAACACCTATAGAAAGACATATTGATTTACGTGGCGAGGGTGGTTTGATAATAGCGCCATACAACAAACACGCTAATGGTCAAACTTATATGCCAATACAAAACCCAAACTGGGATTTATGGGGTTTCGAAGACTTGCCTGATTTTACTGAGAAAGAGTGGGTGCAAATTACTGGCAACAATAAAGTAAATGGCCAATCAACTGTAGCGCCTTTTTCTTTGAGTGGTGTCAATGAAGGATCTAGAAACGATCAAGCTGCACGACTAGCCGGTTATCTTATAAGCAAAAATTTAAATTTAGACTTTGCCAAATTTTTTATGGAAAGTTGGAATCAACAAAACTCACCACCCTTACCAAAACATGAAATATTGTCTGTAGTAGACAATGTAAAGAAAACACACGATAGAAAAAATCAACAAGCACCCCTGTTTGTACAAGCGACAGAAAACATAACACCACCAAAAAATCTATTTAGTCCACCAGGTATTTTAAAAAATATGTTTTTGTTTGCCGAAGAGATAGCACAAATTAGTCAACCTGAGTTAAGTTTAGTAGGGGCTATTAGTTTAGCTAGTGTCTGCTGTGGGCGTATGTATAGGACAGATATGAATAACTTTAGCAGTTTGTATTTTGTTGGCGTTGCTAAGTCGGGCCAAGGTAAAGAAAATATCAAAACTTTTGTTGAAGCTGTTCTTAATAAAACTAGACACTCTAAGATGATTGTAGGTGATGGTTACACTTCATCAGGAGCCGTTCACTCAACACTTAAATATAAACCTACACAAATAACTATTATGGATGAGTTTGGTAAAAGGCTAGAAAATATTTCTGCACAACAAAACACAAATGTAGAGAGCGGCATACAAACTTTAATGGAAGCCTGGGGTAGATGTCATGGTGCTTTACGTCCTGATAACTACTCACTTATGAACACACCTGAACAATATGTAGAACAAACTATGAACCGCATTTGTTATAAACCGGCTATTACTTTAGTAGGTTTGTCTGTTCCAAAAAATTTTTATGGAGCTTTGAACTCTGGACGTGTGGCTGACGGTTTTTTAAATAGATTTTTAATTGTTGAATCTAAAGAACCACGTAAGGTAACTGCCCTTAAGAAATTCAAAAGACCGCCACAAAATATAGTAGATTGGGTTAATGCAATCAGGAAACCGCAAACTGATTTTGGTGACATAGCAGAAGAAAATTCACAAGTAGATGTAGGACAGAAAGTATTGGATTTTGATGAAGATAGTAGACAGTTGCTAAGTGAGTTTGCAGAAGAGATAGTGCGAAGACAAAACATACTTGAAAAAGATAACTTAGAACCTTTGTTGTCAAGATCTCGGGAAAAAGCCATGAGACTTGCACTAATTTGTGCACTTGCTTGTGATGTTAAAGCTCGCAACATACAAAAGGAACATACAGAGTGGGCAATAGATTATGTTAGATATTACGATCTACTATTTATAGAAACATGCCGAGATAAAGTTGCTTCCTCTGCAACAGAGGCAAAAATAAAATCTGTTTTATCTTACATTAGGACGAGGGGTGCTGAGGGTATCAGTAAAAGAGAAGTAGATAGACATGAATTATTTAGATCAATGAAGTCATATGAAGTCAAAGAAATAATAGACCGGCTAAAAAATGCCGGTGAAATACAAGAAATAGAAGTAAAGGTTGGGGGAAAAGGACGGCCTACCAAAAGATTTGTAGCCGTTGATCCTAATTTTTATCAAGATTAAGGAGTATTTATGATTAAACCTAGTTTAGAAACAATAGACGATCAAAAAAGAGAAGAGCGGGTGGCAGGTTACTTAGAGGGTAAATGGGATGTAACTTGTCACAAGCTTCCAGTATCTTACGGTTTAGATTACTGGATAGAATCAAAAGAAAAAAGTTTTTGGTGTGAAGTAAAATGTCGTACCTTTGCTTACGATAAATATGATACTTTCATTTTATCAGCTGCAAAATTAGCGAAAGGAAGTGCATTTGCTAATGCTACAGGTGTGCCTTTTATTATTGTTTATGCTATGACAGATGGATTGTATATGCATAAATGGCAAAAGAATCATAATTATGAAGTCATGATGAATTTATCACAAGATCCACAACACGTTGATGACAATGAGCCTTACATTCACATACCGAAAAATATGATAGAATGTATTAACGATTTACCATTAGGTATGGATAGGAACGAAATAGGACTATGTTAGATATATTAAAAAATACTTTAGCGACTGTAGCACCAACATTAGGGCAAGCAGTAGGTGGGCCTTTAGGCGGAGCTGCTGCAAATATGATTGCTAGTGTGCTTGGTTGTAAAGCAGAGCCAAAATCTATTGCACAGGCTATGCAAAACGCTACACCTGAACAGTTACTAGAACTTAAAAAAGCAGAAAAAGAGTTCGAAGTAAAAATGAAAGAGTTAGATGTAGATATTTATAAATTACAAACACAAGATATACAAAATGCACGAAGTGCTTTTTCGGGCGATTGGACCTCTAAAATATTAGGGTTTATAACATTAGGTGGTTTTATGGGTTATATATTTTTAGTAACAATACAACCGCCAGAACAAAATAGTGAGGCTCTTATTAACCTTGTGTTAGGTTACTTAGGTGGTTTGGCTAGTGCAGTCATATCCTTTTACTTTGGAGCATCACACAAAAAGGACGAGTAGTCTGTTGACTAGCGTAAAGCTCAAGGGTTTTTCAGAAAGTTGCGCCCTGGGAACATCAGACTACTCTTTTTAAATGCAAGATATTGTCACTATAATCCAACAAGTAGGTTTTCCGATAGCAGCAGCTCTCGGACTAGGTTGGTTTATTTACAAGCTAATCATGCGTATTGTTGACGGTATGGAAAATAAATTAGATGTCGTTGACGAAAAGGTAGCTGAACAAATAACCGCCATGGAACAAAGATTAGGTACAAAACTTGATTCACAACATGGTATCTTAGTAGCTTTGATTGACAGGATTAGAAGCCTTGACAACGAGATCATTAGACAGGACACTTTAATTAAGACCATATTAGGTGTGCCACAATTAATTGATAGCAATAAGATAGCTAAGGCAGATAGAGATGACCAAAGAAAAGACTAATTATAAAATGAGTGATTATTATAAGGATAAATACAAGAGGATGGGTTGTGCTGTTTACTTAATCCCGATCTTGGCACTTCCTGTCCTCGCCGATGAAATTAAATTTCAATTCAAATCACCATCATTTAGTGGTATAGGCACAAGCCAACACTATCTGACAATAGACGAGCAAGAATATACAAGACGAGAGGCATTAGAGGCAGAGATCAAGGCTATGCAAGATGAACTTGAGCGTGATGCACAAAATACAACGTTAGCCAGGTTCTTACGAAACTTTGAATCTAGAGTTTATGCCCAACTATCTAGACAGCTGGTGGATCAACTCTTTGGTGAAAATCCTGCTGAACAAGGTAGTTTTACTTTATTCGACAATCTTATAACTTGGACTACGGACGGCATAACTATTACAATGTCTATATTTAATGAAACAACTGGCGAAACAACTACTATTACTATTCCTATTGGGGACTTTGGCTTCTAGTTGTACTACACACCTATCTTACATATCACCATGCTTAACTAATCCTGATAACGATTATAAAGATGTTGTTACTATTGTTGGTAAGGCAGAGTGTTTCTCCAAAGCAGCTTTTATTAATGAACCTGTAACTGATGCAATAAAAAATTTACCAAAACCAGCACAAAGACCAGTGGTAGCCGTATATCAGTTTCCTGATGCTACAGGACAAAGAAAATCTATTGACGGCTTTGCAAGTTTTAGTTCGGCCCTAACTCAAGCTCCAGAAGCTTACGTTATCAGAGCTTTGAAACAATCTAAATTTTTCAGGGTAGTAGAACGGGTAGGTATAGATCACGTGACTCGTGAAAGGCAGATTATTAGGTCTACCAGAGAAAAGTTTGATGAAGAGACACAACAGATGCCTTTGTTGTTTGCAGGACTAATTATTGAAGGTGCTTTGATAGATTACAATACTAATCTTCTAACCGGTGGTGTAGGTGCTAGATATTTAGGTATTGGTAACTCAAAACAATATCGTGAAGATACTGTTATTGTTTCTATGCGGGTTGTATCGGTGTCGACTGGTGAAATATTATTAGAAAATTTAACAACAAAAACTATTTTATCTGTTGGTTTATCTAATGATTTTTTTCGGTATATTGCTGATGGTACGAAGCTAGTTGAGTTTGAAACCGGTAATGCTATGAATGAAAGTAAGTCTATAGCTTTACAAGCAGCAATAGAAACTGGTATTGTAGATATTGTGGCTCAAGGTATTGATAAGGGCTACTGGGAATATATGAAATGACTATGCGTATAATTTTTTTACTTTTATCTTTTGGTTTATTGGCAGACGATGAGATATTCGTTGAGCAAACTGGTTCGAATGCTACTATCAAATTAGAACAGCTTGGTAGTAATAACATAATTGGTGGCACAAGTGCTGTTTCCGGCACTATGACTGCTTTAGACTTGGATGGTACAGATATGACTCTCACTATTAATCAAATAGGAAGTAGCAATATATTTAGATCAGATGGCATAAATTCAGATAACGTTACAGGTTATTTTGATTTTCAAGGAGATTCTAACGTGCTTGATATCTTGTTGAACAGTAATGGTGCATATTCAGCAGATTACGCCAATCTAAATGTACAGGTCTCAGGTGGAAGCAATATTTTCGATATTGAAATAGGTGAAGCATCCAACGCCGATTATTTAGACTTAGATTGGATTATAGATGGAGATAACAACGATTTTGAATTTGATATTGACTACGAAAATGCTACTAACTATGTAGATGTTTTTGGAGATGGCAATGAACTTACTTTCGTAGGAAGTGGTTATGCCGGCACAAGTGCCAGCGATAGTGGTTATTTTTATTTAGATTTAGATGGTAGTTCAAACACTTTTACTATTACACAATCATCAACCCTAGCTAGAGACTGGCTCAAGATTACAACAAATGGATCTAATTCGATATTTTGTGTGGTACAAAGTGACGGTGGGACTTCTACTACATGCTAGTAGTATAGGGGACATTACTGAACTTAGAGGTTACGGGCAAATAATTAGAGATGAGCCTTTTCCTGCGGTTCTAAATTTTAATATTAATTCTTATGATGACGTGCAGACTAGAGCTGGACGTATCGGTATTACTTTTTTAGATAACTCTACCGTCAAACTAACAGAACATTCTTCACTAATAATTGATGAATACATATATGATGCTAATCCAAGTAATAGCAAAATGGCTCTTCAGTTTGCTAGTGGCACTATCCGTTTCATTTCAGGCAATCTAAATAAAAGTAACATAACCCTGAAAACACCAACCGCTGATATTGCAGTTAGAGGTACCGATTTTACTTGCACTGTAGATGAAACAGGCAAATCTTTGATAATACTTTTACCAAATGAGTTTGGCGATCCTAGTGGAGAAATAGTGGTATCTACAGCTATGGGCCAAGTAATTCTTAACAAACCGTATCAAGCTACTACCACTAGAGTTTATGAAAAAAGTCCGAGCAAACCAGTAACATTAGATATAGATTTACAGTTTATAGATAACATGTTAATTATTAGTCCACCTAAAGAGGAAAGTTTACCTGGCGAAGAGGCAACTAATAAAACCCAAGATTACTTAGATTTTACTGATTTAGACGTAGATTTTTTGGAAGAAGACCTGTTGGAAGAAGACGCTGATTTTGAGTTTACTGAGTTAGATATAGATTATTTGAACGTAAATTTTTTAGAAGATCTTTTAGACATTTTAGATTTATTAGAAGAGGAGCAAGAAACAGAATTATTGGGTTCAGTGGCAGGGGTTGACATACAAGGCACACAAATCGGCCAGGATCTTGAAACTAACATTACAACGATTATTGATGGCAGCACAATCAGACTAATACGCAAGGTCACACAAAATGCAGAATTTAGTTTGAACTCTGATCAAGCTTATACCGTAACTTTCACGCAAGATGGGGTAACAAGAACCGTTAAAATAAATGGTGGCAACGAATCCAATATAACAGTAATACAAAACTCAGGATGAGATTTAAAATATTCACAGTTTTATTAGGGTTATTAACGATACCTTTAGCCACTCAGTCGGTTCCTAGCGAAATATTAAAGCTTAAAGTTTTTGATGCTTTTGTTGAGAAACATAAACCAAGCGAATACTTTACTATAATTAATATTGATGAATCTACTATTCAAGCTGAGGGTGGTTGGCCTTTACCAAGATCTAGAATAGCTGAGATAACAGAAGAAATATTTGCAAATGGTGCAATAGGGGTAGGTTGGGTGTTATCATTTGTAGATAAAGATAGGTTTGAGAATGGTGGTGATGACTACCTCTTAGAAAAGTTAATATCATATCCCTCAGTTGTTGCCACTTTCTCTTACGACAATCAGGAATATCCAAAGCCAGAAGGCACAGTAATCTTAGGCGAAGATGCTCCAGGTATTTTATTAGAAGGTCATTTACCAAATATACCTGGTATGTCTGAGGCAAGCTTAGAGGGTATTGTCTCTGCACCTGTTGACGTTGATAACTTAGTAAGACGGCTACCTCTGATGTATCGAATACCTGACGGCTGGGTACCAAGCTTTGGCACACAAGTATATAAATTACTAACAGGATCTGATACGTATGTCATCAAAACCAACGAATACGGTTTAGAAGAAATAAGAGTAAAAGGTATACCACCTGTCAAGGTAGACAGCTTAGGTCGAAAGTGGATCAGTTGGGTTGATACACCTGAAACAACTTTGTCTGAAATGCAAGTTGCTAATAAATTTGTATTTGTTGGGGTAACTGGTAAAGGCATAATGCCGAAAGTTGCAACAAGCTCAGGTGAATTATTAGAGCCTCACAAAATTCAAGCTGCTTTAGCTGAGTCAATCCTGATTCCAAACTCACCATATATACCAGATTGGCATTTACCTGTGGAGTTGTTAATTTTAGGATTTTTTTGTCTTCTTATTTGGGTTCTAACGCAATCTTTTGCAGTTACAGGTGGTTTGATAAGCTTTTTTACAATATTTTTGTCTACTGGCTTTGTAGGGCTTCAAATGATAGGTAGAGGCATTTTGATAGATTTTTCCTATACTTTGGTGTCAGAATTTATTGTTGGAGCTGTTTCTTTCTATTTGAACTTCGCACAACAGTATAAATTAAGACAACAAATCAAAAAACAATTTGAACATTATTTAGACCCAAAACAAGTCAAACGTTTGCAAGACAATCCTGAGTTGTTGAAGTTGGGTGGTGAAAAAAGATATTGCACATTTTTATTTACAGATGTGCGTGGTTTTACTGCTTTATCAGAAAAACTGGATCCGCAACAAGTTACTGAGATTATGAACAAGGCCTTGACCATTCAAGCTAATGCTGTCCAAAACAACGGGGGTATGGTCGATAAATATATTGGTGATGCTATGATGGCTATATTCAACGCACCTTTAGATCAAGATAATCATGAAGACGCAGCTATACAAACAGCGCTTCAAATACGACACGACATAAAAGCAGCAGAGTTAGGTATTGAAATTGGTATAGGGATAAATTCAGGGCCAGCTGTTGTAGGTAATATGGGGTCAGATTCACGTTTCGATTATACAGCAATCGGTTCTGATGTGAATTTAGCTGCAAGGTGTGAGTCTAGTTGCAAAGCCGTAGGACAAGATCTAGTAATAGCAAAAAATACGGCAAAAGCATCTAGCTATAAACTAAAAAAATTAAAACCTGTTGAAATGAAAGGTATTGCTGAACCGGTAGAAATATATACTAAGGACTTACTATAGGGCCAAAACCTAAATCTCGTTCTCTTTGTATGGTATCTGAGACACCTGGTGAAACGTTTGTATAAGAACTTAAATCAGGTAGAGGCATATTAACATTAGGTACCGAAGCTCGACCTGTCGCAATTAGATCTTGTACTTCATCCCTTTCTAAAACATCAGCGGTTGCTTCTGTTATTTGTTCTTCTGCATCCTCGATTCCACTAGCAACGCCTCTAACCCCTAATTGTTTTAAAGTTCTATCGAAATAATCGAAAACTAATCTGATTGAAGTTTTATCAGTTTGTGCTAAACCTCTGACAACTCTAGGATTTGAAAGCAAACCACGCATAAATATCGTTCCTATAATAAGAGGCAACGTATTAATATTAAAAAAACTAATAGCAAGGGTAGCAGCCACTAAACCACCCGCTGCTGCACCTCTGCCAGACTCACCTTTTGTTAAAACATCTAATGTGTTAGCCAGATATCGTAGACTTTGCCTTGTTTCGGCACCAAACATAGCGTCTAAAGTTTCATTACCATAAGAATCTAAGGCGTTAGCTAAAGCTTGAGGTTTGAATATATCTGTAATTTCACCTTTGCTACCAGGCTTAACAGCTGTTCTTATTAATTTATCCATAGCTGCATTTTGAATCTCTAAAAAATCTTCTTCTCTGAGCAAACTTTTTACTCTGGCAATGTCAGGAGCAGCCTTTGGTGTGAATAGCCGTCCAGCTACTTCTTCGGCAGTTGCCTCTTCTAATCTTTGCGTTATAAAAGTTTGTCTTTCGAAAGCCTCACGTGCTGCTTGAGCTTCTGCTTTTGTTTTTAAATTTAGTAGTACTTTAGAACCGCTGTTCAAACTTCTTAAGCCATCTCTAGTTATGTTCATGCCTTTCAAAAGATCAAAAACCTCGTCGGATTTTATTTTTGGATTTAATTTAATCAGTTCACCTGATAATGCACGAATTTTTGCAGCTTCTTCAGTTCCAAATAGTAAATCGTATTTAGCACGACCCCTACCTCGCTCAAAGTCTGCTATATATTTACCAAAATCGTTGAATCTTATGTTGCCTGTAACTGGATCAATAGATTCTTCTAAACCTTCTTGAAAAAACTTTTGTTTCATAATTGATTTAATTCTGTCTCCTACAAGAGTATTATCATTTGCTTGTCCAATTCTTGCTAAATAACCATCATATTCTCTAAGGTTTGCGAAAATATCACGTAAGTCCGCATAATCTCCATCCTTAAAAGCGGTTTGATATATTTCATCTGCGTCTGCGCCACCTCTTCTTGCACCCTTAGCTATTCTTTTTATATTCAATCTGTCGAAAGCTTCGGATTTTTTTGCATAATTTGAGTTAGTTCTTTTTAACTCTTCTACGATATTTATTAATTCATCTCTTTCTGAACCTGATAGTTTTGCCATCGGTTCCATATAATCAAGTTCGTCTGTAAAATTTCCTGCACTATCCTTTTTCATTACAGATCTCCCGGCGTTGTTCACCGCTGTAATTTTCCTTAAATCTGTAGCGTCATCGAGAAAACCACCTGATCTACCTATACCGAAAATCGGATCATCTTTTATTTGTATTAACTCGCCATCTTTATAAATAACATCATCAAAACCTAATTGATTATTCATTTTTTCATAAATTCTATTAATTTGTCCCTTTGTCAAAGGATTGTACTTGTATTGTTTAAGGTCTTTAGTCAACTCAAATATACCGTCAGGCCCACCTAGCTTCAATTGGGTTGGGTCATCGACCATTTTTTGTAATTCGGCGGTAACCTTTTTAAAAGAATTTAAAGCGTTTGATGGTAAGTCGCCCTTATTGTCTAGACCATCGGCAAGTTTTGATTCATAGTCTTTTATTTCTGCTCTAATAGCTTTCACTCTAGGTCGCAACATTTCAGCTAAAGTAGTTCGCAAAGCATCAGAGTTGCTTTCTTCCATAAGTTTTATAATTGCTTTATCTATATCTCTATACTTAGGCCCATAAGTGTTATCAATAGCTCTGCGAGCACGATCCAAAGCACTTATTAGTTGAATACCAAATTCTCTAGATCCTAATGCTTCAGCAGATTGCGTTGTTCCTACTATATCATCAACAACGGTTTTCAAAGCATCATCTAAGGTTTTGTTGCTTTGGTTAACAGCTAAATCTAATTCATTTTTTTTGTTTTTAATAGTTTGCTCGATTGATCTTTTTGCCCTTGGACTGATACCGGCTTGTAGTTTGTCTTTGAAATAGCTGCTTGATACAGCTGCCTCATTATTCAGGTCGCCTACCAATTTACTTATTTGTGCGTTTAAGTTATCTATATTTCCTCTAGTTCTTTTGTTACCCAAAATAGACTCCAAAATTTGTTGCAACCTGCCTGGTAAAGATCTTTCCAAACCTGCTTGACTTATTACGTAAGGTCCAGGCAACATACGGACTGCCCCTATCTGATAACCGCCTTTATCATAATCGTATTTTTTTACAGCGTCTGCTAATTCTTTTTTGGTTGCGGCTCTGCCTAATGATTCGTCAAGTTTTTGTATGTCGATAAGATCACGTCCGAAAGTAGCTTGCTCTGCTAATCTGCTACTAGCGACAGGGGCTCCTTTACCTAAAGTGTTAGCAAATACTATTCCTATACCCTCACCTATACCTTGGCCAATACCACCTAGTAACGCTTCACGTGTGAGTTCTCCACCTACCTCACCAAGACTTTGTTTTTGATACCCTTGCAGATAATCTACGGCCTCTTCTACACCTTTACCACCAGCGGATCCTATAGCAGCGGTTGTCACATTTGCTGCTCTTGTGCCGAATTTACCCCCTAAAAAACCAAAAAGTTTTTTTGCTGCACCAAAAAGCTTAAAGGGTGGTGCCATAGCCACTAATGAACCAATTACAGGACCGGTAATACCAGAAAAATCTGCTAGGGTTGCACCCAAGCCTTCAAACCGTCTTGCATCTATTATCGTATTAATAGGTATACGCTCTCCGTTTGGTAAGGTTCTGAACTTGACGGGTAAGCCTAATCTTCTTAGACCCTCATGCGTTAAAGCCATTTCGCCTTTACTATTGTAGGTATAACCTCTTGAGCCTAACAAAGTGGTAGCGACATTTTCTCTCTCTTCTAAAGTTTCTGCTTGTGCTAGTTCAGATCTTATACCTTTGATATTAGGCACACCTTCGTCGTAATCAAACAAGTAATCATCTAAATATGCAGCAGTCTCAGCATTTTTATTGTTAAAAAAATTAACTTGCTCAATATCTCTTCTAATTAAGGCTTTAGCCTCTTCAGGACTAGAGGCTTCTTTGATTACTTGTTTGCCATCAGATAGTGTAACTCTGTATTGTGGCATTATTAGTCTCCTAAGCTGCCAGCGTCTATTACGTTACCACCACTAGCGTCAAAAAATCCTTCTGCTTTAGGATCGTAAACAGGCGGTTTATAATTTAGAAAATCAGATATGTCTAATATTTTTTTAATAATATCAGCATTAGCCACTAAAACACTGCTTGGCATATTTGTTTGGTTGAAGTAGTCAATACCTGACAAAATATTATTTCTATTTTTCTTCATTTCCCCTCTGTATCTAAATGCTATTTGTTTAAGTTTTTCTTTTATTTCTGCTGGAGTTGTGTCGACTGTAATAGTACCGAATATCTCGGCTACTATTTCTCTATCTAAATTAGAAATTGTTCTACCAGATTCACCCAAAAGTTTTTGTATATCTTGTTGTCTTAAAGCGTTAAGTATTGCGTCTGCTTGAGTTCTAGAGTCTAAGTTTTCGAAATCTATACGTTGTCGCTCGTTGATTAAAGCTAATGCTTTTGTCCAAAGTTTACCGAAAAGACCTGATAGACCTGTAGCGCCTTTATCTACTAAACTTGTTGCATACTGCAACCTAGATAAATTCTTTTCTGTTCGTTCAAACTCATTTATGTTGGTTAATATTTCTTTATTAAATTCTGCGTTTGTTTTAGCTTCAGTTGTTTTTATAGTTTTAAATTTATTAGCCTCTAAAGCTTTTGCTGCTATATCAGGTGCTTGCGCCGCAGGCGTAAAGAAACCAGTGCTTAAAGAACCAGTAAGTGCTTTTAGAAAAGCGTCGAATTTTTCATCTGATAAAACATTAGATATTTTTGCTTTGTCATAAACTATTTCAGGCTTTTCAGGCTTTTCAGGTTCTTCGGGTTTTAGTGGATCGAATAAACTACCGCTAAGTCTATCAGGTTTTGTTTGTAAGTCTGTAAGTTCTTGTTGTATATCTACTGGTCCTGGTTTCAAAGCTTCTAAGCCAGCAATACCACCAGCACCACCAATACCTAATGCAACATTTTTACCCGCATCAGTAAGACCAATGATTTGGTTTGGATTTGTAAGTTTGGCTACGGAGCCCGGCCCTGTTAGTGTATCTCTCTGTCTTATTGTTAGTTGTGGTATTTTAGCGAGAATTGGTTTCAACGCATTTGCAGCTGCTGTTATACCCATTCTAGCAAGTCGATAACTTGGGATTAAACTTAATCCAAGCCCTATAGCAGTTTGAAGTCTACCCAAACTTTGTTCGGACCGTTGTCTGTTAAAAGCTTCACTAGGGTTACGTGTTGCGGATAAGGTTAAATCTACGGGTACCTCAGATACTTTGTTACCGTCTTGGTCTATTTCTACATACATAACCGTATCTGGATTTTCAGTAGGTTCGAATGTATAAGTATTTTGTTGTGACTGTCCGTAACTAGTTGGCAGTTGCGAACCACGCACTAACCCGCCGTTCTGGAACATAGGTCTATCTAATACACTCATGTACCGACACCCCCCCCGAATGGGCTGTAGTTGCTGAATGGATTGGTAGCACTACTTGATGGTTGTGGAATCGGAACACCAAAAATGCTATCTGAGCTTGGCAAAATTGGTCCTGAACTGGTTCCTGAAACACTAGAACTTGCTGGGTTGCTTGTAAAGAATGAACCAAAACCGCCCCCAGTATTTTTTCTATCGCCGTATAATAGATCAAAAACATTACCTAAAACGTTTGATCTTGATGGCGATGTGTTATCTGTATCTGTTTGTACCACTCTTGGTTCTCCTAATGTAGGTTCTTTGTTTCTAAATAGATTAAACATACCTAATCCAGCACTTAAACCTAAAGCTGTTGGATCAGGAGCCATACCGTATTGGCTTGTTAATTGTGTTGTCGTTGGAGTATATGTAGGTAAAAAATTACCTATACCTTGTAACACACGCAAAGGTCTAAATATATCTTGTTCAAACAAAGTTGGAGCTAAACTAGCAAGCGTGGATGAAAAATCTGCACCACGCCCAAACAAACCTCTTTGTTCGAACACATTACTAAGAGCATCACTAAAACCTTGTGATCTGATAGCGGGTAAGGCTGCGCCTAAACCACGACCAATAGCCTCAGCTCTCTCGCTCGCTTGTAAACGTCCTCGAGAACCAAAAGCTCCTTCACCTGCTTGTCCTATTGCTTGTGCTCTTGCTATATTATCTTCTATGGCTGCTTGTTTTAAAACATCATCTATAGTTTGTTGCACGACCATATCCTCGAAAGGGTCGTAAAATTGTCCGATATCAGCTGCGGTAACTGGGGATGCTTGAAGTGAACTTAATGCTTGTGCTTGCTGTAAAAAGGGTAAATACATACCTAAACCAGCAGGAATTTGTTGGCTTATATTCCGTCCAACACTTTGTAGTTGATCAAAAAATCCTGGACTATCAGCTGTGCCGAAATACAACTGTCTTAATAGGGGATCACCTAAACTCTCTACAGCTATTTGATCTTGTAGTATAGGATCTAAACCACCCGTAGGGACTGAAACTTCTTCAACACCTGTAATTTCTGCCATTATGCTACTCCTTCAAAATATTTCATCATAACCATCATATTGTCTGAACCTTTACCTCTGCTAGGTTTACCGCTTTTAACAAAAGATAGTAAACCGTCTTTGCCTTTTTTAACATTTACTGTACCAGCACCACGTACGGCTTTAGCTGTCATCACAAACTCACCGTCTGACAACATAGCGGGTATATCGTCTGAAGTACCAGTCCCAGGTCCTGCTGATTCACCACCAGCCCGCATGTCTAATACTTCATCTTCAGAGTAAACTGAACCGCCAGCAGCAAACCCTAGATCAAAGCCACCTAAGCCAAAAACAGGTTGTTGAGCTAAATCTGGTCTTTTTGATTGTCTAATATCTTTAAGACCTTCTGCTTCTCTTTCTGCCTTACTTTTTATAGCTTTACCGTAAGCTAAAGAGGCTGCAAATAATTTTGGATCTATACCGCCTTTGTCAGGATCGAATGTGTCTTTGAACTCCTTTCCGATATTTCTGATAAAATCTGGTGTCCTGTATCCAAAAAAACTACCAGAACCTTCCGGACTAGCAGATAAATTATAAGTCGCTTGTACCTCTGGTGCTAAAGCTTCGTATTGTTCTTGACTAATTGTTATAGTGCCACCTTTACCATCTGGCCCAACATATGTTTGTTGTGATGGAAACACAGGGTTACGCTCCATCAGATTTTTGAATAACCCTTTTTCGTCTGCGCCAGGTAATATGAATTCTCCTATATTACCAGCAGCAGATCTAAATGCATCTCCATATTCGGAAAATCTAAAACCTTTTTCACCAAAGTTTTCTAAAAAGTCTCTTGCTACCCCTTTTTCACCAAATAATTTAGGACCACCTGTTATTTGCAAAATGTCACTCAAGTCTCCTTTGCCTTTGACTATATCAACAGCGGCTTTACCTTTTTGATAAATAGCTGAGGGGGCTTGCCAAGGGCCAGGAATGAATTGTGCTACCTTAGTAACAGGATCTATAACTTTTTTTACCTTTTTCCAAAGATTACTAAAAAATCCAAACTCGGCAAAACCAGTATAAGGGTTATAAGAAACTAAATTAGAACCTACAGTTCTTTCGGTCAGATTAGTATCTAATTTATTAAGTTTTTTTTGTATAGATTTTTTTAGTTTATTATCATTAAAAAAAATATTAGGCGGTAAGACAACCTCACCTACCATAAGGTGTGTTAATTGTGTATCACCATTTCTACCATACTTAGCTAATGATTGTAAACCGTTGTTCATAACTTTTCCTTATTCTACCACCTATTATTAGGCTACTTCAATAAATTACTTATTCTCCTTTAATTCTTTTATTTCTGCTTTGAGATCAGCAATAACGGCTAATAAATCTTTATAGCCGTCCATATCCTCTAATCCTTTAGGGGTATGTGAGTCTTTTTCTAACCTTTCTATCTGTTCTTGTTGTTCTTGTACGGCTTTTAATAAAGGTGTGACTAGTTTGGTATAGTCCATTTGATAGTATCCATCTGCATTTTTTGTAACTGCATTTGGGATATACTTCATAACTTCTTGAGCTAACAAACCTTGGTCTCTTTGACCAGTTGCTACCCATTTAAAATCTACAGGATTTAAAGCTTGAACAATACTTAAGCCTTCTGCATGACCTGTAACTTCTTTGAGTCTAGCATCTGAAGATGTGTTAAAAGCGGTTGCTGAACCCGTACATTTTATGCTACCAACCTCAGTATTACTGCTATTTAAAAAAGCGTAGTGTGGTCTGCTAGTACTACTTGCTGAACCTGTGTGTTTGCTAATTACTGCTGCTCTATCATCTGTCGAAGCAAACTCAAACATAGCAGTATTTGAAGAGCTACCTGAGTTTTTGACTTTTAGATTTTCACCAAATGTCCTTGATGTATCTCCTATTAACAAAGCGCCATTAGAAGCTAATCGCATTTTTTCATTTGTACTAAACTTAAACTGTATGACAGAATCATCTAAGACAATATTTGGTGATCCACCAAAACCAACTAATGTCAGGCTTTCATCATCATCTGCAACACTACCCACTCTAAAACCACTACTGTATTCAATTAAATCAAGCGAGTTTATCAAGTATTTGCCTGAAGATGGTACAGATACACTACCGCCAAAATTAGCGGCATTTGAACTTCTATTTAGATCTAAAATAGTTGTAGAACCATCAAAAAAGCTGAAGTTCTCACTTCCTGCACCAGTCATACCTATACGAAATATCTGATTATCACTTTCATCAGTAAAAGCCATTTGTGCTCGACCAGAACTAGAACTACGTTTTATGGTTAAGGCTGTTGCTGTAGTGCTTGAGGCTTTTATTCTTGTATCACCTACAACATCTAACTGAACTGCTGGGCTGGTTGTCCCTAGCCCCAAGCGGCCTGCTGAAGTAAGCCGCATTTTTTCTGTTGTTGCCCCTGACCCATCAGATGTAGTACCAAATATTAATCTACTTGGCGCATCACCATCCGCTACTGTTGCTTCTGCTTGATAGCCGATAAAAGCCATTTCCTCGAAGTCAGTACCATCGAAGCCATTCATCCTTATAATGCCACCCTGATCCGCAGGTAGAGCAGAACTTGTACTGCTGTTGTCTCTTGCTCTTAGTTCTAATAAATTAGCAGTACCATCTCTTTGTCCTTCTATAACTACCGAACCATTAGGTGAAGCAGGGTTGCTTGTATCTATGACGTGTAGCTTCTGAGCAGGACTAGTTGTGCCAATTCCAATATTGCCACCATTAGGGTTTAGAGCTAAATTCCTAAAAGCTACACCCTGCTCAACTGCTTGTATTTGACCATAATCAGAAGAATGAAAACCAAGTATTAGTTGTTCATTAGTGTTTGATGCTCTTTTGATGACAAGTTGTTCATTACCGCCATCTGTTTGTATAGTGGTAACACCTGCAAAAGTAGCATTACTGTTACTACCTAGAGTTAAAACTGGTGTACCTTCACTTGTTGCTGTCGTGCTTGAAGATTTAGATATAAATAAATCTCTGTCATTACCAAAAACTATATGGGTATCTTTCCCTGACCCTGCTCCACTTAGAAATAAAGTGCCATCATCATCGGATGAGATAGCTGCAATTATTTTATCGCCTGATCCTGATGCTGTTATATCACCTACAACATCTAATTTAGAAGAAGGACTGTTTGTGTTGATACCAACATTCCTGTTAGTACCATCAATAAACATAGCAAGAGCATTTCCTATATTAAATTGTTGATAATTAAAAGTATCTATTACTAAAGGTTTAGATTGCCAAGTTTCTAAAAGAGCTATATTACTACTTGTGTTATAAGATAAAGTAACACCAGCTTCACCTGTGTGTCCTGTGCTTCTATTAGTTGCTTTTATAGAACCAGCAACTTCTAGTTTGGCTAAAGGTGAAGTATCTCCAATCCCAAAATTGAAACTATTATTGATAAAAGAATTATCATTTTGATTTAAATTAATTTTAACTGCACCTGAGTGGTAAAGTTGGAAATTATTAGCATCAGCAAATTCTGCAACTTTAGTTCCTGAGTTATAAAATACTAAACCACCAAAAGAATCAGTACCAATTTGATATGATTCACCACCACTATTTTCTTCAATTTGCAAAGCATACCCAGAACTATTTGTTTTAACATGAAGTGGTGTATTAGGCGAGGTTGTGCCGATACCTAGGTTGCCTGATGTATCAAACCTAGCGCTTTCAAATGCTCCACTTGTGTTTTCTTTAGAAAAGACCAACGCACCTGTTGATGTGTTATTACCAGATGATATTGTCATTACGCCGTTATCGTGTGTGATTTTAGCCGTACTAGAAGTAGAGTTAGAATCTCTTAGTAAAATTTGCGGCGTAGATTGTCCGTTAGCGGTAGATTCGATAGTGCCCTCTACATCTAATTTAGAAGAAGGACTGGTTGTGCCGATACCTACGTTGTCACCATAAGGATTCAATAGTAAAGGATCAGTTGTGCCATTAGATCGACCCGCTTGAATAGCACAAGCATCTGTCGAAGAGTTAGCGTAACCCATATACAAACCATATTCATTAGAATGGTTTACAACAGACCTTAAGGTAGCGTTAGATATAAAAGCACTAAAGTCAGATGGTGTTGATGTGCTGCCACCTTTAACGTGTAGAGCGGAACTAGGACTGCTTGTGCCTATACCTACATCTCCACCATTAAAGTAACTATCACCTGCTGTAGCTATTTGTACTGTTTGTGTAGCTGAAGCGTTTTTAAGGAATAGTGATAAACCTACCGAACCTGATTGGAAGAAACCGCCCCCATCAGTACCGTCGTTATAATCTAAATTTACTAGATAACTACCTGAAGAACCGCTTACTATATTTAACTTACCTGTTGGACTGGTTGTGCCGATACCAAGACCTGTCGAAGTAAGTCGCATTATTTCAGAACCACTAATATTGAATTGTTGTGTTAAAGCATCTAGTTTGAAATTCATATAAGCACTAGCTGTTCTGTCATAGTTGGTCAGTCTGTTAGTATCTGTAGTTAGTTCTGGATGAAACTCCATACCTGCTGCTCCACCATTAGAAACAACTAATGGTGCTGAAGGGCTGGTTGTGCCGATACCTACTCGTTGCGAACTGTCTATAGTTGCAGCAATCTGGTCGTTGGTTCTGAATGACATGCTGTTAGCAGTATGATCGTAAAATATCTCACCACTATTAGGGTCAGCATTATCACCAAAAGCGAGTACTCCGTAGCGTTTACCATTACCTCTTAATGTAATACCCACGCCATCATCTGCTGAGTTACCACCTAAAACAACCAAATCTTCAGCAAAACTATAACCTTGTCCATCAGGGTCAGTAGTATTAATACCTACTTTGCCTGTAGCTGTAAGCTGTGCTGCAAAGGTGGCACTTTGATCTGACCCTAAAGTTAAAGCTGTTGCAGTTGAACCATTTCCACCTGTACTAAAAATTAAGGCATCACCACCCATAATTCTTGAATCAAAATCATCAGAGGTAGAATTTTTAAAATCTATAAATGGGCCACCAGCACTTCTAGTAATTTCTAATGCTCCATTAGTGACTGCAAGTAAGACTTGGTTTGAACCTGAAGTTAGAGTTATGTCACCAGTACCAGCATAAGTACCGATATTGGTGAGGTTTCTTGAAGCTGTAATTACTTCGCTACCTGCGACTTCTACTGCCCCTGTTGAATTTACTCTAAAGTAATGACCTGAAGCATTTTCACATCTAATTGCATAACCACTATCTTTTCTTATGTCTAGCCTTGCAGAAGCAGTTGTGTTTCCTATAGATAAATTTCCATCACTATCCAGTCTCATTTTTTCAGAACCTTCAAAGAAAAATCCTAAATCTGAATCATCTGTTCCTTGTCTTATTCCAGCAATATGAATATCTGCATCATTATTTCTAAGATGCAACATAGCCATAGTGCCATTTGTACTGCTGGTATTTTCAATTCTGATACCCTCACTACCCCAAGCACCACCAGAACCACCAGAGAAAGAAGTATCTGTATTTGCAAACTCAACATGAAATTTTTGATCTGGTGCATTTGTACCTATACCCAAGTTACCAGAGGCATCAAATCTAGCAGATTCTACTGTTGTAGTTGCTGTTCTTCTTTTAAAAACAATTTGTCCAGCTGCGGTATTATTATTAGATTCAATCGACATAATGCCGTTATCGTGATAGATGTTTGCACTTATAGAAGTGTTAGCTGAATCTACTAAAGTAAAATGTTTTTCGGAAAGACCATTTGCGGTTGCTTGTATAACTCCAGCAACTTCTAGCTTTTGTGAAGGTGACGTAGTGCCTATGCCAAGGTTACCTGAACTGTCTACTCGTAGACGTTCAGAAGAACCATCTAAAATACCAAAAGCAGCATTAGCGTTATTAAATATACTGCTAGTTTGGCTGCTTGAACCAAGAACTATTTCAACTTGTGAATTTGTTGTTTGAATATGAAGTTCTTGTGAAGGTGACGTAGTGCCGATACCAATATTTCCAGAGTTATCAAAGTGCATTAAAGTCTTTGGACTTCCTGCTGCACCATCTACTTTTTTGACTTGTAAGTTACCATCATTATTGGCAGCAAATTCTGTAGCTAACACAAACCTGTCAGCACTACTGTTATAAACTAAACCTAGTAAATCTCCTGACCCACCTGTACCTGTACCTCTGATAGTTAAGGGTTCATTAGGTGCTGTTGTACCTATACCTACTTTAGAATCTTCCGTAATTCGCATGACCTCTGTCACAGTTCCAGCATTAGCAGTATGGAATGATAAGTCACCACCTTGTCCTGAGTTTGTATTTGTTTCTACATCTGCTCGTATTCTTGCATACATTTCTTCAGTGCCATCGGCAGTATTAAAGCTGAAGTCTAAACCTGAAGCAGCAGAAACAGATGAATTAGGTCTATGTAAATTTAATAAACTCAATTGATCAACCCTGACATCAAGTGCTGAGGCTGGCGAAGTGGTTCCAATCCCTACTCTTTGTGAACTATCTACTCTAAAAGCTTCCGATCCTGCTGTTTCAATCGTTACTGTATCGGCACTAGGAAATCTAAAAAAAGTGTTGCTATCGCCTGTATGTCCTAGTTTATCGGCTATAGTCACATCACCAGCTACATCTAGACCACCACTTAAGTTTGTATCATTAGAAACTGTTAATTCATCAATAGTTGATGCACCTGATGTCTGTATAGACGGTGTGGTAATTTTATGAGAAAAATCAAACTCGTCGTTTGTACTATCCCACAAGATAGTAGCGTCTGTTGATGCACTTACTGCGTCTTGTATGGTTATACCTGCCCCGTTAGCGTTAGACGAGGTATCTCCAGCACCAAAATTTAACGTGATGTTTTTATCTTTTACTTCTAGGTTAGTAGTATTGATAGTAGTAGTTGTACCTGAAACCGTTAGATCGCCTGAAATAGTGACATTACTAGCAAAAGTTGCTGAACCGGCATCAGACATATCTAATGTCAGAGCGGTTATAGCGCTACTGTCGTCAACACCTTTAAAAATAATATCTTTATTATTGACACTAGATTTAATTATAAAATCACTCGAAGAATTAGTTAGCTCACCAAAGGTTGTCCCAGCATCTTTTAATAAAATGTCTGCGCCGTCTGCATCTAAAATAATATCGCCACCAGAATCTAACGTGATATCTGTACCATCATTTGTAATTGTGTCTAGAGCAATAGAACCTACGTTTGTAATATTGTTATCGTTGAAAGAAGTAGCTCCTAACGAAATAGTACCTGTAGCGGTTAAATTTGAAGAGCCGATATCTATTGCACCGAAACCAGAACTAATTGCACCAGAATCTAACGTACCTACAGTTGTTATTTGAGACTGTGCAGCATCAACAGAAAGAGTGACGTTATTGCCTGATGCACTAGAAGTCAGACCTGTACCACCTAAAATACCTAATACTTCGCTGTTAAGGTCGATCGCTATACTCGCAGAACCGTCAGTAACATCTAAATCCTCGGCAGTTATTTGTGTATCTACAAAGTCTTTAACAGCAGCAGAGGTCGGTACACTAGTATCATTATCGTTGGATGCAATACCCTCTGATTCTGTCACAATAGCAGAAGCTTTGAAGTTATCTATTTCTATATTTGATAATGTATTATTATCAACATCTATAGTCTTGTTGGTTAAAGTTTGAGATCCTACTAAAGTTGCTACTGTAGAATCTATTGCAAAAGTAACACCATTACCTGAAGCTGTAGCGGTTAATCCTGTACCCCCTAGCAAGGATAGAGTTTCACTAAATAGATCTATTGCAATACTGCTGGAACCATCTGTTATGTTTAATGTGATAGCACCTGTAGATGATATGTTTTGAAAAGCAGAACCATCCCAATACTGTAAAGTCGTAGTAGAAGTGTTATAGATGATCTGACCTATATTAAAGTTCAGAGTGTCTCTTTCAGCCGTTGTAAGCTGTAAAGTGTTATCAGGATCAACCGAGCCTAAATTTATTTCTAAGACCCTTACAAGTTGGTTGAAGGTCTCAGATGTGACATTAGGGCCTTGAGCAAAGGGTAAATTAGTTTGTAGCAGTTTAGCCACTATCTTCTCCCGTCGCTTCTAAGTTCTAATCTAGTAGCACCTAACCTCCATCCTGCTCCAATATTACCAGCGTCACCATCATTAGATTCAACTCTAAGGACAAATTGTCTGCCTCTTGATCTGATGAACGCTTGTTGTGTAGACGGGGTGATTACTGAACTAGAACTTTGACTGAGTGAGTCACCAGGGAAATTACGTGTTTTTGTAATTAGTTTTACATTACCCTCTTGCCCTGATATAAATTTGAAATCAGGTATGAGTTTGCTTACAAAAACAAATTGCTCTCCATCTTCTACATCAATATCTGCTGACTCAATAAATACACCAGTCATTTCTGATCCGTCGTCATCAAAGCCTACTTCGTGTTGAAATAAATTTGGGGCTTTGACGGCTTGTGGGAAAGGTTCAACTCCTGAGTCCAACCAAGCAGTCCTCACCAACTGTCCATAATACCAAATACCGTCTTCATAGTTGTATATGACATAACGGTTTATTTCTGAATTTGTGTTCCCATCTGAATCTTTTTTACCAGGATAAAACCAACCGACCTCGTTGTGTTCTTTATTAGAAAAAGCAAAAATTTTAAAAGCTTGATCTACGTTTAGGCCGTTAGTAGGATCATTAAATACAAAGTTTTTTACCGAACAAGGTAGTTTTTGTACTGCACCACTATACAAATAAAAACTATCGTATGACATAAAAAATACACCACCAGGAGCTGTTATAGCAGCTTTGGGACCAATCAACCCAGTAGAATTATCTATTAAATTTATAGAAAAAGTAAAAGGTGGTCCTATAAATTGCATACTATAAACAGAAGTATCTGTAAAAATTACTATTTCTTGTCTTGCTTTTACGCCACCAATAATTTGCGAACCGGACGATAATCTGACAGAACCTGCTGTATTGGTTACTGTTGGATTAAATTCTATTTCATTTTCTTGATCACTAAAAGCAACTAACATAGGATCAATAGTACCAGTCCTATTACCGCCTGATATAGGATCTGCTCCCAAAACTATCAAATGCCTATCGGTTTCTGACGTTAAAACTTGCAAACCTACTGTAGGCACTTTACTTGCACTACCTACTGTTGATAATTGCACAGCTCTTGTGCTCGTGCCATCTGATTCTACCCATCTGTAAATAGAACCACCTCTAGCGTTAATTATTAAATTTTCACCAAAATTATCGTGTGACCATAATCTAAGTTGATTTAATGAAGATAAAGAGTTAGTTGAGCCCCAAGTTCCGGTATTCCAACCATTTACACCCCAACCTGTACCAGCAACAAAATTATCTAAACCAACATTTATTTGATAAACACCATCGACACCACTGCCACCATTACCTGTATCGCTTGAATTAGCTGTAGCTGAGGCTGTTATGGTGTAAGTATTAGCGGTTGGTGCTGTAACTATTTGGTGTTCAGTATTCAAAACTGATGCTGTTATGTTGCCACCCAAAGAAACTGCTTCGCTTATAGTGACGAAATCACCTACTACTGCGCCGTGACTGTTATCAGTTACAGTAATAGTACTCGAACCATTTGTTGCTGCGAAAGTAATACTATTTGAAGAGGTTTTACGAATTGGTGTAATATCAGCAAAAGTACCGCCGAACTCAACATAATATTTTAAATTAGTACCAACCCCTAAATACTTTTCACCTGTGTTACTTATCCAGTTATGTAATGCTCTAGCTGTCCCTTGATATGTGTCACTTGTAAGTTTTTGCCAACCACCAAATTTTTCTGGTCGACCAAATCTAAATCTTACTAAGTTACAATCAAACCAACCACCCTCTGAGTCGTAAGCGGTTCCTTCTCTGTCAATACCTGCTTTGAAGCTTAATTTTTTTATAGCCATAACCTTAAGATATTCTATCTCGTTGTTTTGATTTAAGCTAGATGTAAGATTAGATGTGCAAAATATCTGATTCCATCATGTTTGCTAAGTCATTTGCTCGTCCTTTGACTTGTTTAGCCCATTTGCTATCTAACATTTGCTTAGCTGCTTCTTCGTAATCTTTTGCGTGTATTGCGTATAACATGTTGTTAAATTTAAACAACCTATTGCCTAAGTTGAAATACATATTAATTAAAACTATTTTTCTTGTTTCTGATAAGTCTTTAAAACAATCTATTTGAGCGTTAAGTATTTTTATACAGTTTTTTACATCATTTCTAAGAAGATACTCGGCTTCTTCTTGCGATATACCACCCCCTAGTCTTTCATCTATCAGTCTGCCGTAACCAATAGTTAAATATTTTTCTGGGGTAGAGTCTTCGTAAGCATGAGAGACAAAACCCTCATGTAATTTTAGCTGTTCACAAACTTTTTGTTCTAAATTATCACTTATCATAAAATTATATCCTCGATTAGTAAGGCGACTACACTACATATTAAACCTACTAATAAAACTATGAGTGTAGTCAAACCGCCTGATACTTTTTGTTGTAACTCTTTAAGTTCGAGCTCTATATCTATAAATTTGTTAAATGCAGTTTTCCATCTTTCTGCACTTTCTTTTTGATGCACAGATAATTCAAGGTGAACATCTGCCGCTGTTTTTCTGGCCACTTTATTTTTTAAACTTTTCTAGCCATTGTGGTTTATTTTTAGATACCCAGAGATATCCAATAACACCAACTAAAATTAAAATTAATATGTAATCTATCATTCTTCAGACTCCTCTGCTACTTCTGTTTCTTCAACTAATTCTTCTACAGGCTCTGAGACAGGTTCTTGATACTTTTGTAAACCTTGTGAGATGTAATCTCGCATAGCTGATATAACTTTAACTTCCTCTCCTTTGACAGCACCTCTTGCTAGAGATACTTCAATTAATTGTAACGATGTAATTAAAAATTGTTTTTCATCCATAAAAAAAGATTATATCTTAAATTGCAGTAACAACCAAGGCACCTGCATTACTGACAGTAACACGATATTGAGTACCATTTGCTGATTTTAACACTACACCTTTGTCGGCGGTAAGAATATTCAAATCCCCTGCTGAATTTAAAGTAGCTTGTGTTGTAATACCTTTTTTGAAAGAAAATGCAGAACCAGCGGTAAAAGTCATAGTGTCATCTGCATCATGTGTATAAGTTATTTTACCCTCGTCAGGATCGGATGGGTGGCCAAAACAAAAAAATCCTGTGGCATCATTTGCTGAAATAATTTGTATACCGCTATCGCCACCACCTTCTACTATCAACTCTGTTGCACCTGATGTTGGAGTAAAAGAACCAGCATCCGAACTTTTTATATGCAAATTACCAAGAGGTACAGTTTCACCTATACCAACCCTACCATTTGTTGCCAAAGATAAATCTGTATTTGTGCCTAATGTGCTACCTCTGCCTAATTGTAATGTGTCGTCTGTGTCATCTAATCCTAAGTAATAATCTTGAGCATTACCATCAAATATTACTTTTGTATCTTCTGCCCCACCATCTCCTATTGTTAAAGTTGGAGTTGTACCTGTAATTTTTACTGAATCTGTTAAAACTACATCTGTTAGAACTGAGACAATATTAGCAGAACTGCCGCCACCGTCAGAATAAACTGCCATAACAGAACCGTTAGCGATAGTGACATTAGAGCCTGAGCCTTGACTAATAATTATATTGTATGGGCCACCACTACCTGAATCTGTCGTAGCGTTCTCAATAAACCAAACTTTGCTAACAGTATTAGGAGCTAGAGTGATTGTACAATCGCTGTCTAATGCACCTGTGTATTTTAAGTACAAAGACCTGCCAGGATCAGTTGCACCATCTGCTATCGTGGTAGTATGTGTGTCAGCATTTGTGGTTATGGCTTCTGTACCAAAACTAAATGCTTCAGCTACTAGTGATAAATTTGTGTTAGTAGAAGTACCCCAAGTGCCTGACTCAGCGCCTGTAGCTATTTCTTTGAGTCTTAAATCGTTATTATAACTAGCCATATGAGTATTATGCCAATCTAATTATAGAATTGGAAGCTCCTGTTGAAGGGAAAGTGATGGTCAGATCACTTGCAGTAGCAGTAATATCTTTACCAAAATCTATCACACAAATAGCTTTATTGCTGTCAGTCGAATTGTAAATCAAAGCTCCAGCAGCAGTTACAGTAACATTAGAAAAAGTTAAATTATCAAAATCAACCACCGCTGTGGTGCCATCTGTTGTGGGTGTGCCTGTTTTTAGTGTTAGAGTTGCGCCACCAGAGGTGTAATTTGTACCTGACACTTCGCCACTTGTCGTAAAAGCAGTTGTACTTGCATCTAATGAAGCAGAACTAGAATATAAAGCTAACTTGAAAGTATCAGGTGAACTTGCTTTGTTAAAATTATGTACGCCTTGTAATAACTCTTTTTTGAAAGAGGTTGTTAGAGTTGATGTAATAGCCATAACTTATCTTACCATTTTTTCGGTTCAGGTGGGTCCTGTCGTCCTGCTACAAACTTTTGTGGTTCAGGCTCGGGTACTGCTCTTTGTTTGTACTCGCTCCTACGCATAGCTCTATAATTACCTGTATCGTTTTGTAATACTACCATAGGATCATCTAACCTGTGATATCCGTATAATTTATCTTCAGAAGCTTCATTTTGGTCTAGTAAAGAAGAAGATCTAGCAATACCTATGCTGACACCTTCAGATTCGAGTTTAGAGAGCCAGTATTCTACACACCCTCTACCCTGCTCGGCAAAGTGCAAATTGCCTTTGTAACTGTAATCTACGCCAAATAGAGATAGTTTTCCTACTTTACACCAGTAAGCAAAAGCAACCGCATAAGCGACTGTATTATTTAAGTAGGCAGATTTACCTGCCTGCATAACTTCGTTAATAGGATATTCGACAAGCCCTGGACATCTTTCATCTAATTCACAAGTATAAATTGGACCTTGATGTGATGACAAAACTTTACGCATACCTGTTGTTTGTTTACCGGCATCCTCTGAATCTAGAAATCTCGAAGCTGGGTCCATCATAAATACTCTGTCGTGTATTATGACAGATGACACAGCATTTATAGCCCATACTTCATCAAAGTTAACACCATGACTTTTTGCAATATTATAATCTTGCCAACTAGCACCTAAGCCTACTATGGCAACGTGTTTGCCCTCTAGTTCTTTGATAGGTTCCATTAGGTTACATTGTTACGTAAAGAATCGTAACGGTATTCATCTCTTCTACTTCTACCTTCAGCTCTATTTTTAAGCCTTGCAAGTTCTTGTTGATATCTTGCTTCATATACTTGAAACATGTCAGGATCGCCTTTCATAAAGGTATAGCCCTCTAAAAGACAACCGTATAAAAGTAAGTTTCTAGCATTATTTGATAACCAAGTGCCAGTTGTATCTGTCACTAGTGAATTAGGTTTGA